TCGCAACGCAAAGCCGGCACGCAAGGTTCGCGCAGAGAAACACGTTGCTGCGCACGATGACGACGTGGACGAAGCGCTTGCGGAAGCGGTAGGCGCCAAGAAGAAAGGCAAGGGTGGCGTCACCGGAGCAGTGCTCGACTTTGCGGCTATCTACGGCAACACGGTCGACGAGATCAGCCGCAAGATGGACTTCGACGCCGACCTGCTGGACGACATTCCGCCCATGTCGACCAACAATCTGATGCTCGACCTGCTGCTTGGCGGCGGCATTCGTCCGGCATGGTATACGCATTATGGTCCCGAGCAGTCGTGTAAGACGACCGGTGCCCTGCAGATCATGGCCGCCGCAATCATGGCGATGGTGCCGATCATTGGTTTCGCCGACTACGAAGGTTCGACCAAGAACTCGAAGCCGTACGTGAATGCGATCCTGAAGGCTAACGGCCTCAAGGTAACCGCCAAGGACGTGTTCGGTCGCAAGGACAAGGACACCGGCGAGTGGTTGGTGCGTCCCATCGTGCGTTATCGTTCGGAAACCATCGGCGAGAAGTTCTTCGATTGGCTGGCGGAGATCCTGCGCTCGTTGCCGGACAAGAAGTTCATCGCCGGCAAGTGGTGGTTGGTGTTCGAAGAGACGAAGCAGAACACCGCCAAGTACAAGGAGCATGCGAATGCTTCGATGGCCAAGAAGTACGGCAAGGGCCTGTGGCTCGAAGCACCGGACGACAAGCTGCAGGCAGTGATCCTGCTCGACTCGTACCCGGGCATGAACCCGACGGCCAACGATGACGAAGACGCGAACAACTCGCTGGCGTTGCAGGCGCGGATGTTCTCGAAGCATATCCCGCGCGTGAAGGGTCGTATGGCGTCCAAGATGGTCGCGGTGATCGGCATGAATCAGCTGCGCGATATCCCGATGGCCATGCACGGCCCGAAGGAGAAGGAACCGTGCGGTCAGGCACTGCGCTACAACTCGGACGTGCGTATCGAATTTCGTCCGATCTGGTCGAACCTGCCGTTCAATCCGAAGTTCGACACAGACGAACGTCTCGAGCTCGAGAAGTCGGCAACGATCAGCGGTGGCAAGGATCGTTACCGCTACGTGCGGATGAAGACGTTCAAGAACAAGCTGTGGAATCCGGGCCGCAAGGCGTTCGTGCGCGTCTGGGTCGAAGATGCGACCGGCGAGGCGAAAGGCTTCGATCCGTTCTTCGATACCGTCCACTTCCTGAAGGAAACGGGCCAGCTGTCGGGCAAGACCAAGGGCGGTATTTGGTTGAACCTGGAAGGGCTGGGCGAAGCTAAAAAGTCGCTGACGTGGTTGGAGCTCAAGGAATGGGTCTTGGGTGATCGTTCGCAGATGACGGCCCTCTCGCAGAAGTGCGGGTACAAGCCGATGGATCTGCGCAAGTTTTGCTTCCGTCAGCTGCAGAAGGGTGTGGCCGAGGCTGCATACGTGAAGCGTCGTCAACAAGGTAAAGTAGCAGAAAGCGAGGAATAAGCAAATGGCAGGCGAACATCTTATACTGACGGACGAAGCAGGTGAGCAGCAACAGGACGAGATGTTCGCGCGGCTTTCACAGATTGCCAAGCCTCTCAACGATGACGGTCGTAAGCGCAAGAAACAGATCAAGTCGTCTGGCTCGATCATGAAACGTAACAGCGACCGGCCGTCATCGTTCTTCTTCAAGCCATCCGAATCGTTCGATGCCATCATTGAGCGCAACAAGCAGGCCGCCAAGCCGAAGAAATTGAAGCACGCAGACGATGACATAACCAAGCGCACCCGCAAAATGCGCAAGGAGCTGCCGCCTGTGTTGCTACAGAACATCGATGACGTACGCGAGATGTTTCTGCAGCAGATCGCACCAAAGACATTTGCAGCGCAGACCGGCACGCTGCAGGCACGCACCGTCGCTCAACGCCTGTTGAAGACGGATGTGGACGCCAAGCCGTTTGTTCAATTTGAACGTATGGTGGAAGTCGGTATGCAAATTCAGATGGCCAAGTTCGTGACCAAGTACATGGGCTTGCCTGCACGAGAATGGCGTAACGTTCTCGAGGCGTTGACTCCTAAGCAGAACACCCCTCGTGAGGTGTTGTTTATGAATCAACCGCCAGTAGCAGGGCAACAGCAGCCTGCTCCGAATGCGCAAACGAAGAATCCGACGCCACCTTCACAACTGAAGACGCGTCGGAGAATTCGAGATGGTAACCCCTAAACACACGGCGAAAAAGCTCGCGGCTATGAAGGCCGACGAGCTTTTCTCGTCTTTGCTCTCCCCTGAGCAGCACGCTGCGGTCAAGAAAGTCAAGAAGGGGAAGGGTAAGACGAAGAACAACCCCATCATTGCCACGGGCGGTTACGTGGCTTCGGTCGACGATGGTCCCGAGATCTTCACCGGCGACAACGACGACTTCGATATTATCAAGCACATGCAGCATGCAGAAGATCCGGTAACGGGTACGTTGCGTGACTTGAAGATCGATGACGGCGACATGAAGCGCGCCAAGAACTACTACGACTTCTCATTCAACATTCTCGGCAAGGACGTGCACCCGCCGTGGTCACGTCAGCTGTGGATTGGCTCCATGTTGTTCGGCGAGGTGTGCCCCTGCTGCTCTAACAAGAAGTGGCTGGACGTCAACAACGTGCCGAAGGATTATGCCGCCAAGGAAATGCCAGAGCACCTGGTGTTCCTTGAGTATGGCGTGTGTCCGAAGTGCAAGCGCACCAAGTATGACCTGATTAAGAATCACAACCTGAAGAATTACCTGCAGCTCGACAACGTGCTGGGTCAGCGCTCGGGCAAGTCATCGTCTGCCGGCGGTGGTTATGCGCCGTATATCGCCCACCGCTACCTGACGTTCCCGAATCTTGCGACCATGAGTAAGTCGATGCAGGCGTCGACCGAACTCACCATGACCTTCGTCTCGTTGAACTTCAACAAGGCGGTTGGTGTGTTGTGGACCCCGTTCCGCAAGACCATCGAGAACTCCAGCTGGTTCAAGGAATACTTTGCGTTGCTCGACTTCTACAAGAACAAGTACGGTAAGGAGCTGTATCGTAACTCGACCTTGTATATGTCGTTCTTCCACAAGAACCTGCGCTTCTACCCGTCGGGTCCGCGCTCGTCGACTCTGCGGGGTGACACGCGAATTGCAGCCCTGCTGGACGAGCTTGGCTTGTTCCCTTTGCCGACCGGCGACCAGGACGAAGACGAGAACAGCGAACGCGCCAACGCGGACGAAGCACACAAGTCGCTGATGAACAGCTTGACCACGGTATCGGCTACAACGCTGAAGCTGATGAAGCAAGGTCAGTCGTTCGCGCCGCCGTGCGTCATGATGTGCGTGTCCTCGCCGATCTCGCAACGTGACAAGGTCATGCGTCTGTTGCGCGATTCGAAGACGGACCCTACCATCCTCGGTATCAACATGCCGACGTGGGAGATGAACCCTGACCTGGATCGCGACTCACCGGTGATCGCCTCGGCGTATGCAGCCAACTGGGAAAAGGCTGAGCGCGACTTTGGCGCCAACCCGCCGATGGTGCATTCGACCTACGTCAAGCGTGCCACGTACGAAGACGGTCTGTTCATCGGCGGTCAGAACACGCACCGCTTAAAGTACATGATGGATCGTCCGGGCGAGATCTACGGACGCATCGAACGCATCCGTACCAGCAAGTGGCCGTCGTTGGTGACGATTGACGCTGGCCACAAGAACAACTCGTTCTCGATTGTCGCCGGTCACTTCGACTTCGATACACAGAAGACGGTGGTGTCCACGCTGATCGAAGTGATGGCGCTCGAAAGCCGGTCGATCAACTTCAACTTGCTCTACAAGCACATCATTCTTCCGTTGTGCAAGGACGTGAATGCCATCGCCATGTTGGCTGACCAATGGCAGTCGGTCGACCTTCTGTATCGGATCAAGGAGGACATGGGCAACAACCCGCTGGGCAAACCGCGTACTCTGGCCAAGCAGCACTCGCCGCGCCGCAAGGACTTCGACAACGTGGTGGCGATGATGAACAACCGCTCCATCGTGCTGCCGCTGATCGATAACGCGGACAAGCAGCGTGTGTTGGACGGGCAGGTTGAAGACTGGACGAGCGAGATGCAGGGCAAGCCGTCCGCACATCTGATGCTGCAGATGGCCACCGTGCGGTCGGTTGGTGAGGAGCGTTGTCCCGAGAAGGGTGACGGCTACACCGATGACCTGTGGCGCGCGTACATTCTATTCGCTTCGAAGATTCACGAGCCGAAGATCTTCGAACGTCTGGTGGAAGCGCGCGACTTCGACTACAGCAATGGCCGTGCCAAACCCTCGCTGCCGGTATTCGTCGGGCGCTCTGGTGGCATGTCGCACTATCCGAACATGCTGCGCCAGGGTTTGACGCAGCAATTAGGCCACTCCAACAGCTCGTCGCCGGTTACGGTCAACACCATTGAGCTGGATAAATTGCTGCGAGACAACGGCGGTTAAGCAATTTCATGGTATAGAACCAGATGGATTCCCGCCATGGCAAAGCGCAAGAAAGCACAAAAACCAAACGCTTCGTATGAGATACAGGCGGTCAACTTCCATCCTCAGACCAAACGAATGCTGGGTTTCGACCCGGGCTCGCGCAACATGGGGATCTCGTTGGCCGCCGCGAACGCGAGCAACAAGGTCAAGATTGTCGCCAACTCAATCGTGACCTCACCGATCAACGACCTGGTCAACTTCATGCCGGCGCGTCTTGCGTTCCTGGAAGAGGTTGATCGCTGGGTCACCACGTATCAGCCGCACGGTTTCATCGCTGAGCGTTTTCAGACGCGTGGTTTGCTTGGACCGTTGGTCGAGCAGGTGTCGGTGATGCTTGGTTTGCTGGCCGGTCGTTACCCGCACATACCGATCAAGTTTATCACGGCAGCAACGTGGAAGAACGACTACCAGCGGCGCTTTGATTTCCAGCTGGACGCAATGTACCCCGTGTGCCAGACAACGCCTCACCAGCTGGACGCCTCGTTCATCTCTGTGTACGGTTTGGAGAAGGGCTTGCAACGCGAGCTTGACTTCACGCCTCAACAGATCATGCACGACGCGGAGGTCTCGTCTTGTGTGCGTCTGATTAAGAGGAAGCAGAAATGATTCGCCCGTACAGGAACAAGAGTTCGAAGCCAACGCAGCCGCCGTCCGAGGGGCCGCGCCCGGAGATGGGGCACATGCTCGAGAATCTGATGCGTGTGCGCGGCTGCACCGTGGAGATCATGCAGAAGGGGCGGCTGCCGCATCGTGAAGTCAACGGTCGTCTGTACACGCCGCCTGAATTCCCGTTGCAGTGGCAGCATTCCTCGGACATGACTGACGAGCAGATCGCCGCGTACTTCGTGAATGAGATCATGAAGCACGTCAACACGGCACGTCGCGCAAACTCACTCAAGGGCATCACCTACGTGACGTTGCGCGATGCCTGGCGATTCTCGATGCAGTCACAAGTTCTGGTTAGCGTGTTAGTCGTTTAAGGAGTTAGTCATGTACATGCCCAAACAATATCTGGAAGCATCGGCCACTGTTACCGACGCGAAGCGCAAGATCGAAGCAGCTTCGCAGAAGAAGGTGACGGCACGGATCGACATGTCGGCTGAAGTCGCCGGTTCGGGCTTGTGTCCCGAATGCCGCAAGCCCATGGTGCTCATGAGTGCCAATGGTCACCAGGTTCATACCTGCATGGATGACCGGATCACGGTGCCGGTGCGGGATGAGCAATGAAGCTCGAAGCTGCTGCACGTCTTCTGAGCTCGACTCCGTTTCGGTTGGTTCACGGCAACACCATTCAGATGACACCGCAGCAGTTCCTGAAGCTGGCTATGCCATTCGGTCATCAGGGTGGGCCGCAAGCCGATCAAAGTAAGGTCGATACGTTGTCCAGGCTGCCGCACTTCGATAACCCGATGCTGTCAGTCAAGGAGAACGCACACGGCGAGCTCCAGGTTGCGTTGCATGACGGCCGGCATCGTGCATTGGCCGCTATCCAGCGCGGCGACACGAAACTTAACGTAGATATAGTGCGCGGTCGCAAGTACGCGCGTGAGCACCCCGACGTATCCGACGCCGATCTGGCCGCCATGGTTATTGAGCGTGGTGTGCTCAGTGAGCTAGGCAGCTAGTAAGGAACATATAATGACAAGCTTGAGCAACGGCCGCAAACCGTCTCCCAACGGTCAGGCCAAGAAAAAGCATGTGGTCGTTAAGGCTAAGATCAATCGTTCCGAACCGACCATGGAGTTCGCGGTCACCGACGGCGAGCCCGTCAAGAAGGTCGTGAAGAAAAAGCGACCTGTCGAAGCGACACCGGAACCCGTCAAGAAAAAGAAGAAGCGTGTGCGCCCTGTCGAAGAGCGTATTGCTTCCGAGATGAAGCGGCAGATTGAAGACGCGCAGGAAGGCCGCGCGTTGGTGCCGGTCGACGACCCGCGTGCTAACGTGCCCGTGTTGGCAATACGCAAGATCTCGAAGCTGAAGACGAAAGGCATGCGTTCGATCCTCGGTGACGACGCCGAAACGATTCATCAGATGGTCGAGGTCGGTGATACCGACAACGCCACGTCGCTGATCTACAAGCGTATCCTGCAGGTGTTGGTTGACCTGTTGCCGTATGCGGAGCACGCGGTGCGTGCCACCAAAGGTCAGCGCGGTGTGTATCAGGTGAACAGCCTGATTCAGTCGGTGCGCGAACTGATGGTCGATCTGCAGCAGGCGCAGGATCGCGGTGCCATGGGCGAGATGTTGGT